TTGTCCTTCACCAGCATGATCAGGCCGGAGATGATGTTGAGCGCCGCAACCAGGATGATCAGCGTCAGGATCAGGAACATCACGTTGCGCTCGACCTGCAGCGCGTTGAAGAAGGTCGCGTTGCGCTGGCGCCAGTCGATCATGAAGATCGGACGGCTGGCGGCCTCGCCGACGAGCTTGCGGAAGACATCGATCCGGTCCGGATTGTTGGTGTAGACCTCGACCGCGGTCACATCGCCGGCGCGATTGAAGTAAAGCTGGGCCTCGGGCATCGGCATGAACACGATCGCAGAGTCGTATTCCGACATGCCGATCTCGAACACCGCCGCGACCTTGTAGGTCTTGATGCGCGGGGTCGTGCCCATCGGCGTCACCGCGCCGCGCGGCGCAACCAGCGTGATGTTGTCGCCGGCGCGCACCGAAAGTTGGTCGGCAAGCCGCCGGCCGATGCCGAGCCCCTGTCCGGTGTCGAAGCCTTCGAAGGTGCCGTCCGTCTTCAGGTTCCCTGCCGCCGAGCGGTAGAGGTTCGTGTCGTGGAGGCCGAAGCTGATCCCGGCCATCGGCCCCCCGAGGGAGTAGCCGATGGTCACGGTGGCATCGCCACCGCCTGCGTTGGCAGCCAAGTACGACGAGGCATCGAAGCGCCCCGGCGTCCCGATGTAGTTGGCACCGATCTTGTAGAGGTAGGTGTCGAAGGCGCTGCCAAACCAGAGCCTCCCGCCGACATCGGTGAAGTCCACGACGACGCTGCCCTGGGAGTAGAGGTTCTTGGCTGCGAAGGCGGCCGCGCCTTCCACAACCAGCCAGTCCCCGTTGCGGTAGAGAGACATGTTGGGGGCCGTCGCCCCTCCTGCCCCCCACTCCTGCCTACCGTCAGCGAGGAGCCGGAACGCAGGCTGGGTGTCCGCCGCGTTGAGGCGGTTGCGGATCAGCAGCGCCGTCGCCGGGGCGACCACAACGTCGGCGGGGATCCCGACTGCCGCAGCCAGTCCCTGCTCCAGCTTGTTCAGGTTGGCGGCGTTGACCGGGGTGACGCCGTCCTGCCAGACCGTGGGCGCATACGCCTGCGGGTTGATCACGGGAGGAGTGCGAGGCCGTGCCATCAGCCTGGAGTATGGAGGTTGGGGCGGATCACAGTCAGCCTCTCTCTACGGTGGGGACGAGAACCCAGTCCTCGTCTTCTGTCGGTTCCAGCAGGACATTCTCCTCGACGGTGCCGACAAGCTCCCCCGTTCCCGGCAGCGTCGGGTAGAGAATCCACGGCACCTCCACTGTAGGCGGCAGCAGGATGTCCACCGGGACAGTCGGGAACGTCCAGAACAGGAGCAGCTTCGCCTTGACGCTCGCGTAGCCGCCGATGGGAACGGTCAGCGACAGCTTCAGGGCGAGCCACGGCATGTCCACCACGCCGACACCCTCGACATCGACCACAAGCGAGCGGGTGATCCCGAGGCTGGCCCCGACCTCGGCCTTCCCCACGATCTCAGCGGGGAAGACCTTGTCGATGGCGAGGCCGACGAGTCCACCTACGTCTATGACCGCGTGTGGCCCGGAGAAGCCACCGCAGATGAACGGGCCACCGATGGCGAGGACGTTGCAGAGGTTCTCGCCGCAGATCGGGACGAGCGTCTGGATCCTCGCCTCAAACGGGATGATCTTGGTGGCGGTGACGTTGATCGCCCCTGCTCCCGCGACGGTGGAGGAGAAGAGGATCAGCCTCCCGAGCGGGACATCGACCGCCGCCTGCCCCTGCACGGTGGCCGCGAGCAGGCGGGTCGAGCCGATCCGAACGTCGGCGCTGACCTGAGCCTGCCCCTGTACCGACACCCCGAAGGTGACGTAGTTCGGCGTGACGACGGTGAGATCGGGGGCGACGACGGCCAGACCGGAGACAGATGCCGTCAGACCTCTTGTCTCGCTCGCCTGGGCGATGACCGCCGCCGCCCTGGCGATGACCGTATCGAACCTGACGAAGGAGGCGTTGACAGGCTCCATCGCAACGACGACGGACGCCGCCCGTGAGATCGGAACGACGAGCGAGCGCGTCCGCGCCAGCGTCGGCGCTACCGCCCCGGCCCCGGCGACCGTCGCCGCCATCGTCCTGACCGGAGCGACCTGGGCGACGACCGTGGCTGACCGCGTGATCGTGCAGCCGAAGCTGACGGTGCGCCCGAGGGAGGCGCTGACCGCGCTCGACCTCGCGACGGTGGCCGCAACCGTGTGGGTGACCGCGAGCGCCGGGGCTACCGTCGCCTTCCCGGCGATCCCTCCCGTCACCGGGACGAACTGGATGTTCGTCAGGTTCGCGGTGAAGCGAACCGGGTCGTACCCCGCGAGGAACTGGCCTGCTAGGTACTCACCCGAGCGAGCCTCGTTGCCCTTGACCGCACAGTCGAAGGCGACTGTTGCCATCAGGGACTAGGTGTCCGTGTAGGAGAACGCCCCGGCGTTGATCTGGGCGGTGTCACCGAGCAGGACAGCCTTGGCGACGGTGAAGTCGCCCCAGAGGAGCAGGTTGTCGGCAGCGCTCTTCGCGTTGCCGTCGAAGACGCCAAGCTGGGGGATCACCGCCGAGGTGTTCCAGTTGGCGGACGCCGTCACCCAGGTGATCGCCGTCGTGTTGACCTTCGGGGCCATCCCGACGATGGTCGCGAAGTTCGCCGGGGAGTTGGCCTTCGCTACCCGGTCGTAGGATCCGCCCGTGACCTCGCCTGCCGTGGCTCCCGTGTAGGCGGACATGTTCGTGCCTGCCGCTGTCGTCCAGAGCGCGAAGTAGATGTTGGCCGGGGCGGCGTAGGCGACCGCGCCCAGCACCTCGTTGCGGAGCTTCTCCGAGAAGTAGTTGCTCTTGCCGGACGCCATCAGGATCCGGTCGTAGAACTTCCGCAGACGGGCCAGCATCTCCTTCGGGAGATCGGCGTCCGCGAGAGGCTCGCGCAGAAGCTCCGCTGCCGCACCGGGGTAGAGGCGGACGGGAGCGAACGTCACTGGCTGTAGTGCTGCGTCCATGTCACGCCTCCGATGATGCTTGGCCGTGGATTTCGTCTACCTCGAACTCGACCACGTTCCCGGTCTGCTGCACCGGGTCATCGTCGCCTGCGACACGGTACTCCTCCGACCCGTCGTCGGGGTCGTCGGGCGCGAGGTCGATCTGGACCAGGCGAGCGACAGGCTCCCCGTCCTTGTCGAGCGCGTAGTGCGCGGTCAGGCCATCCTCGTCGGTGAGGATCGCCTTCGGCCCGTCGTAGACGGATCCTGGCTTCAGCTTTCGGGTCGCCATTCACTCATCCTCTCTAACTCGTCGGACAGACTCAGCCGCGAGCCGAGCGCCTCCTGGCCGATGTAGTCCATCGCCAGCTTCTGGGCCTGAAGCTCCCGCACCGGGAAGCCACAGGTCGGGCAATGCTCGGGGAAGGCACCGGAGGGGATCAGGTTCTCCATGCAGTGGGCGCAGATGTAGCCCTCCGCGAGGGTGCGGAAGCCTTTCCCTGTCAGCACGATCTTGGCCTCGTACATCCAGCGCCCGTCGGGGGCCATCGTCATCCGCGAGCGGTCGCCGTCGTCTATGTCCAGCACGATCCCGTCCAGGTAGCTCACGCCGAGATCGTCTCCGCCTGGCCGTCCTTGATCGTCTCCTCCAGCGCCTCGATCACCGCATCCCGCTTGGGGCCGTAGACGCGCTCGTAGGCGAGGACCTCATGCAGGTCGTAGCCCATCGTGACGAGGTCGGCGACAAGCTCGAAGGCAGGCTTCTCGATGGTGTCGTAGGTCTTGAACGGAGCCGCGATGGGTGTCGCCTCCACGATGAAGAAGTGGCCCGTGATCGGCTCCTTGCGGCGAAGCTCCGCCTCCACCTTCTCCCGCGTCTCGTCGTCCCAGCGCTGCGCCTCGGTGTCGAGGACCGAGAGCCGGGGACGGATGTCGGTCGGCGTGGCCTCGTCCACGTGCTGGGTGCGACCGTGCATCGGGAACATCTTCTCGGCTCGCTCGATCTCCGCCTCGAAGATCATCCCCTCGGGATCGAACTTGGCGTAGATCGGCTCCTGGGTGACGTGGATCGAACCGTCACCGAGGCCCTGAGCGCGGTGGGGCTGGATCTGGATTCCGTACTCGGCGTACTGGGCGATGACGCGCATGATCCTCCTTGGCCTTGGGGGGCCACGGCCCAAGGCCGTGGTCCGTGACCCCCCGATGCTACTGGGCTACGAGATCCCCGTGAGCAGGCCGTGCGTCCGCTCCTGCGCGATGGTCCATGAGGACTCGCACAGGTACTCCGCTGCGACCCTGTCCTGGCCGGGGTTCTGGCGGTTCGTGAGGAGCTTCGTGTCGCGGTCCCGAAGCGGTCGGCGCTCGACGTTCGACATGTCCACGATGAACATGTTCCCGTTGTAGCCGTTGTCGCCGTTCGGGTAGTTCGACCACTCCTTCTTGACGACGACCGGGATCAGCGTCCCGTAGACGCCCGAGATGAAGCCGTCAACCGCAACGCCGTGAACCTTCTCGTTGCTCGGCTTCCAGAACGCGCCCTGGCCCGAGCGGTTCCAGCGGGAGATGTAGTACGCGCCCGTCGTCCCGGTGAAGATCACCTTGTCGGACGATCCCTTCGCCAGCACCGTCGCCAGGAACTGGTCGAGGAAGTCGGACGTGAGTTCGCCGTTCACGTCCTGCTTGTTGGTGACGATGAACTCGATCAGGCCACCGCAGGATCCGGTCACGTCGTCGTTGCCCGTGCCGGGGACGTTGACGAACTCGCGAGCGCCGAAGAAGGCGTTCGCCTCCAGCTTGCGCTTGTGTTCGACCAGCTTCCGCACGGCCTCCTTGCCAGGCTCGCGTCCGCCGTAAAGCTCGATGGCGGTCGCCGTGCCCGAGAAGTTCCAGGTCGTGCGATGGATCTGGGTGTAGTTGAACCCCAGGATCCGCTGGCTGTACTTCATCGGAGGCAGGTCTGCGCCCTGCTTCTGCGCGTCGGAGACGATCAGGAACTTGTCCCCGGCGATGCCTGCCGCCGAGATCGCTGCGCCCCAGGAGGGGACAACGACGAGGGCGGTGGTGCCGCCGCCGCCCGTGACGAGGAACGCCTCGCCCGTCCGCATGTTCCGCAGCACGTCCTGGTTGGCGACCGACGGGGCGTCGGCAGCCGACAGCGTCAGCGCGGTGGCACCGGAGGCGTAGCCGCCTGCCGGGACCGTGACGACGGTGTTGACGTACTGCTCTTCGAGCCAGTTGACCTTCTCACGGGTCGCCGGGCGGTTCTTCGCCCTCTGGCTCATCGTCGTGAACTGGGTGGTATCCGGGTCCAGCTTGCGGAACTGCGGATCCATGTCCACGACCTTCTCGTCCGCGAGGAACTCCTCGGTCTGGACGAACTGACCTACAGCTAGGTCGGCCATGCCTCTCCCTTGGTATCGAGTGTGTACTGACTCGTCTCCGTCGGGAGTGCCGCCTATAGCGGTTCCTCGGGGGATCTATGGCCCGACCGTGCCGCCTCGGCGGTGGTCATAGGGGCTGGCCCGGATACTAGACCAGCCCCCCGGACGACGCTACTCCTTGCCGTACTGAGGTCGGTTGCCGTTCCAGCCGCGCTCCTCGGCCTCCTCCTCGAACTCCTCCCAGAACTTGCTCTTCTTCGGCTGCTCGGAGCGGGGTCCGCCCTGCTGGATCCCGGCGGCAGCATCGCGCAGCTTCTCCTCCTGCACCCGCTGGGCCACCACGTCGTCGGTCTTCGCCTTCTGGATCGTCGCCGCCCCCTGCGAGACGAGGTCGAAGACGGAGCGGGTGGCGATCCGGCGGATGTCGGGATCCTGGCTCATCATCCCCTGCACCGAGGGGTGGGCGGAGCCAAGCTCCTCGGCCTTCGCGAGGATCAGCGGTCCGTGCGCCTCGATGTTGAGGCCGAGCGAGGAGAACGTCTCGCCGAGCGCGGCGGTGTACGTCTCCTGTGGGTCGGGCGTCGGGGCGCTGACAGCCTGGACGATGTGGGAGTGGAAGGCTCGCGCCTGCCGCGCTTCGACCTCTCCCATCGCCGACCAGCGGTCCATGATCCCCGCGTAGAGATCCGGGCGCTGGGCCTGGAGCGCGTTGTAGGCCCACTCGCCGGGATCGTTCGAGATCACCGCCTCGCCGACCCAGGTTTCCTCCTCATGGGTCAGGTGGCCGGGCGTGTTGAGCGCGTCGATCCGCTGCTGGATCTCCGCCTGCTCCGCTGCCTGCTGCAGCGTCCGCGCCTCCTCGGCCTTCTTGCCGAGCAGCTTCTCCTTCTCGTAGTTCGCCTTCGCGAGCTTCTTGACGGAGTCGTTGTCGAGGTCGAGGTCGTCGCCGTACTGCTTCTTGGCCCAGGCGACGTACTCCTCCTCGGTGTCGGGGACGAGCGCTTCCTCCTCCTCGACGGGTTGCTCCTCGTCCGACGTCAGTCCGTCATTTGCAGGGGTTTCTTGCTCCTCCTGCTCCTCCACCTCGGGATCGACAGCGACCTCTTCGACGGGCTTCGACTCGGGCTGCTCGGTCGGGAAGGCGGGGTCGTTCTCGACAGGAGGCGCTGCCCCGAAGATCTCCTCGTTGAAGAAGTTCTCTACCTCCTGCTCTGCATCTGCGGCCTCAGACATGCTCTAGCTCCTCCTCTTCGATCTCGATTCCCTGCGAGCGCAGGTAGCGCAGCAGGTTGCGTTCGGCACCGACGGGCATCGCGATCTGCCAGCGGAGGACGAAGAGGCACCCGCGCCAGAAGTCGATGGCTCGCTGGTCTACAGGGTCAGGACCCTTCGCCGCCAGGAGCATCCTCTTCTCGATCCGGGCGACCTCTCGCTGATGCTCGGCGATGTACTCGCCCCAGTTCGGATTCTTCGTCAGCCCTGACAACGCGGCCTGGCGACGGGTGAGTTCGTCGCGGTCCTCTTTGGACATCGCCATCCGTCTAGGCTACTGCGTTCTCCCGACCTGGGCGAGTTGCGACTGGGCGAACGACTCCGGTGTCATCGACAATCCGCCGCCCGGAGGTGCCGTCATCCCGGCGGGATTGCCTGGGACGGGAGGCCCGGACGGCTCCTGTCCTGCGGAGGGAGGAGTCGCCATACCGCCGGGGGAGCCAGGGGAGGCTTGGGCGGCGGCTGCCCCCTTCGTCCCAGGTGCGTTTGCGAAGTACTTCTCGGTGTCCTGAATCCCGTAGGACTTGAGGAAGTCCTCCACGAAAGCCTTCATGTTCAGCGGCACGATCTGGCTCACATTCGCTGCGGTCTGGAGCTTCGCCTGCTCCTCCTGGCGCTTCTCCTGCCGCAGCATCGAGTCGTCCATGACCGAGATCTTGCAGTCGAAGTCGCCCTGCAGGTCGAGCGGTGAGACGAGGATCAGGCGGCGGTTGCCCTCCTTGCCCATCACGCTGACGGCGCGGTCGCCGCGCATCATCTGCCCCATCACCTGGAGGAACTGCTCCCCGATCTGCTCGTAGGCCCAGGTGTAGTGCTGCTTCCTCGCGCTGATGATCTTCTGCGCGATGGAGGTGATGATCGACATCCCCGTCGCGGTCGTCTGGTCGATGGTGCCCGATGAGACACCGCCTGCCATCGGCAAGCCGCCCATGATGTTCTGCAGGTCGCCCTTGATCAACTGCTCCCGCTGGATCGTGATGCTGCCCACGTTCGGGTCGAGCGGCAGCGCCGACACCTGGCCTGGATCTTCCACGATCCACTGAGCGCCGGGGTGGTACTCGAAGGCGTCGAGGTCGTCCACGTCGGATCGGATCAGGGTGACCGGGTTGCCGTTGAGGCGCAAGGCATCAAGGCCCTGGTTCTGGATCGTCCACAGCATCGACTGAAGCTGGCCGAGCGCCTCGACCACGGAGATCCCGTCCATCTGGAATGCGTCCGGCATCGCCGAGGTGACGACGAAGGGCTTCCTGCCGTGGCGGTAGGGGTTCGGGATGTCCTGCAGCACGACCTTGCGGTTGCCGACCGTGATCACGCGCTCGTCGGTCCAGTACTCCAGCACCTCGATCAGGCCCTTCGTCCTGTCCTGGTTGCGGAGGATCTGCTCGCGGTCGGAGTAGCCCGTCGCCCCGGCGATGTTGTTCGACTCCTTCAACTCATCGACCTTCCGGTACAGCCCCGCCTGCTCCATCTTCTTGAGCGCGTCGAAGGTCTGCCAGGAGCGGTCGATCACCCAGGCGGCGTCGTCCACGTTCGTCGCCGACTCGGGCCGGAAGAAGTCGCGCACGTCGCGCACCGTCATCGTCGGCCCGTCGAAGATCGTCACGTCCTGCTCCTCCTCCTCGGTGGAGGGGAAGGAGTGGATCACGTTGCCGAAGCTGTCGAGGATCTGCGCCTCGACCGGAGTCAGCACCATCCTCTTCGTCTTCTTGGTGCGCCAGCCGATCTTGGCGACGGTCTTCCCGGCGACGAGGTCCTGCTGCATGAAGGGCCGCTGCTTCATCGCGAAGTCGTCGTTGTCCATCGCCCACTGCAAGGCTTGGCTCGCGATCTCGCCCCCGCCTAACCGCGCCATGATCACTTCCAGTGGCTCGAAGGGCTGGGGGCGAGGCGTGACCTGCCACATCGGGTTCGGGTCGAGCATCGTCGCGATCATCCCCTCGATGGTCTGGAGGATGTAGGGCGTCGTCAGGTTGGAGCGCCACTCGTCGCCCTCGCTGACCTTCAACTCGGCCATGCCCCGGTAGGCGCGGTAGCGTCTCTCGACCTTGTCCACGTAGTTCTGCGAGAACTGCTCGGCCTGCTCCTGCGCTCCGACGACCATCGCGAGCGCGTCCCGATACTCCAGGGTCGGCTCGTACGGGTCCTTGAGGTCCTCGCTAGCCACCGAGCGCAGACCGCAGCTTGTCGGTCTTCTGTGACTCCGTCGAGAGGATCTTCTGGAGGTCGGCCTGGACCTTGTCGATCAGGTGCGACTTCACGTCGTCCGGCTCCACCTCTCCCGCCTTGCGGAGCAGGGCGATGGCGTCACGGACCATCGTCAGTGGATCCTCCTCGCCTGCGTCCTCCTCGGTGGTGGCTGTTTCCTCACCCGCCATCGGGCCTTCGGCCATCAGGTCGGTCGAGTTCATCCCGCCGCCGCCACCGAGCGCGGCCATCAACTCGGGCGGAAGTCCGCCGCCTGCGTCAGGCGGGGGCGGTGCGCCCATCTCGGGGCCGAGGCCGGGACCGCCGCCCATCATGCCGGGATCAGGCGGCATCGGCGGAGGACCGCCGCCCATCATCCCTGGATCCATCATCTGGCTCACGGTCACTCCTCAGGAAGGGAACAGCCCTGATCGTACGACGCGAGGAGGACGACTCACTCCCACTCGTACTGGGCACGATACTGCTTCCGCCGCTTCTTGACCCGCTTGCGGTTGTCGTGAGCGTGGTGCCCGTAGATCCGGTAAAGCTCAAGCGAGAGGCAGAGCGCCATCACGCGGTCGTCGTTCGCTCCCGCCGCAGCCCTCGGCGAGGGGGACACGTTCTGCCTGACGAAGGTCTTGCATTCGAGGATCAACTCCATCGGCATGAACGGCAGCGTCCGCTCGCGGATCCACTGCTCCGCCTGGTTGATGATCTGCGGCCTCGTCTTCGTCGTGATCGGGAAGCCGTAGGTGATGTGCTGCTTGAAGTCCGGCCTGTCCTCGATCCGGTGCCTGTACAACTTCGGATAGGGGGGCCTGCCCTTTCGACCATCGCGGAGCGAAAGGACAACAGGCTCCCCGTATCCACCGCCCATCTCCGGAGCGATGCGAGCGGTGTTGAACATTCTGCCCAGGAAGTGAAGCTGCTCGGCGAAGAGATCGGGGTCGATCCGGCAGTGGATCTCCGCCGCCAACTCGCCGTTGGTGAGGTCGATCACGTAGGCGCAGGAGTAGTCGGTCCCGCGCCCGGTCGCGATGTCGGCCCCGATGGCGTAGTCGCGGCCCTCGATGGGATGGCAGAAGAGCTTGATCCAGCCGTCCTTCGCTCGCACCACCGAGGCTCTCTTGCCGTCCGTTTCCACGTGAAAACGGAAGCGGTACTCGGGCTTGCGGAGCGTCTCGCCGTACCACGTCAGCGCCTCGGTGTCGAACCAGCAGCCTGCCGTGCCAAGGAAGGCATCGGCGGGGGTGAGCGGGTACTGCTCCGCCCGGTCGGCTTCCGGCAGCGCCTTCGCTACCCTGGCGTACCACTTCTCGTCCCGGCCAGGGTGGAAGTTCCAGGGCAGGAAGATCGTATGGACACCCCGATCATCCGCGTTCATCCAGAGGTCGTAGAAGGTGCCGCCGATCCCGTTGGCGGTCGAGACGATGATGATCTGCCCACCGTCGGCGACGACGGGGATGAAGGCTTTCCAGCCCTCCTCGGCGAACTGGTGCCGGGCATGCTCATCGAGGATGACGAGGGTGGCGACCTGCCCGTGCCCGGCCTTCGGGGTCGAGGGCA